GGAGTCAAACACAACGTGGTGCCTCCCGCCTTCATCCCAATAGGTGACCCGACGATTAATCATCTTCTTTCCTCCAACGGGTTTGAAATCGGTCAGCTTAAAGGTCTGAGTTCCATCGTGACCATCAGGTTGTCTGTGCATAAGATTGTCAAAATCCTCTTCAAGGATCGCCAACCTCTCCAAATAACACCTGTAGTCAAGAATCTGCGCGGCTCGGGTAGCAGCATTTCCAGCCGTGGTTTTAAAACTCTTAGCAGTCGACCTGACAGTTTCTCCTGCCACAGCATAGGCCCTGTGGCATTCCTGAACGCTCTTCAAGGCTCCTGGCTCAAGATCACCAAGAATCTCCTTGTTACGTCGTTCGGCAGCTTCACGATAGGTTTCCCATTCACGCTGCACTCTGGAAAACAATTCTTTGTCAACACCGTGTGGCCCAATTTCTTCATGAAATGAGATGATAGCACCGTGATACTGGTTCTTGACCTGCATCATGACCATTCCGGTGTACTCGTTAGGGCGACACTTCCTCTTTGCACACTTTCCGCAGAAGTAGTGATAAATCGTCTCCGATTCAATCTCCTCTTCGGTAAGTGTCAAAGCCTTGTTAACAGGGACAATGTTCACCGTCGTACAATTGAAACACTTTTGCTCAAACCTATCATTGAGTAGAAACTTGCCAAACAACGATGCTTCTTCAGCAATGACCGTGGATGAGCTATCTGTCGCATCATCCTCGTCATCACCCACTTCGGCATCGGCACACACCATATCTTTCGGTCTATAACCAAAGTAGAAAGATACGTACCATACAAGTGACTCAAAACTGGAATTTGTGACGTCTTTTTCTCCCGAAAGATAAAGGAACCTATCTGAGGACCCATTGTCGCCATAACCAGTGTTCCTCAAGAAGGAAACCTTCCTGTGCAAGATTTTGGAGCAGAGTTGCATCAAGAAAGGGTGACTCGGAGCTGGAATTCGAGCCACAATCGGTGCTTCCTTATCCAAGGCGTACTCGAGAACATCGAAGAATTCGTCCATACGTTCCTCGTTCTCGGCTCCAACCCCTATATCGATCCAGATAAAAGTGGGCCGCTCTCTCTGGAGCCAATGATGCACTTCCTTGGCGACGCGCTGATATT